AAATGTGTCGGCACAATATTGTGCTTCTTCTCTACTCAATGTCTGCATTTCTATTCCTTAAAACAATTGACTGATACCATTTCATTAACCATATCGCCTTTTGTGGGTGGTGCTCGGGGTCTGGTAGTTCGTCTTTAAAATACTTCATAAAATCTTTTAGTTCTTCGTCTGTCATTAGAAAAAATCATCTAGTGTTGATTGTCGTTCAAAACTCCAGTCGATTGCATTGACAATAAATCTTAGTGGGTCTAAGAAAGACTTTTCAAATTGTGTGTCATAATCAATATATCTGTGCAAGTCAAATTCTTTTGGCAAAGTGCCGACAAAAGATATAATGTTTTCTCTCAACGGATTAGGTTCTTTCAATTGAACAAACTTAATCTTATCGCCATCATTGATTGATTCATACTTCTTTAACTTGTGTTTCTTCAATAGATTGTTATACAATAAAGCACCACGAACATGCATCGGTGTGCCTTTCTGATAGATGTCAGTTGTTGAAGAATACTTTCTTAGATTATTACAAGAACGAGGATAAGCAATTGCTTCTGGCGACAACTTCTTAAACTCATTTCTGAAATCATCTATAAACTGAATCAAACTAGATTCGTCTTGATTCATTATCACACTCAACGCCTCTTTAATCTTCACACGACATGGGGCAGGTGTAGAACTTTTGACTGCTTCGATGCCCATGATTTTTAGTTTAGGTTGTTTCAGTTCAACGCCTTCATCATTGTAAACATTTAAGATGTATCTTTTCTTTGCAGTCCAGATGCCTTTGTTTGCAATCACTTCTCGTTTCATAATCATCTTTTGCTCATATGCATGTACATATTTAGCAAGTTTGTCAAACGACTTATCAATCTGTGGCTGTATTGTTTCATTGCAAAACTTATCCATCACTTTCACAATCTTTCTTGTGTCGGACTTGTCTTTGAATATTGCGTTTACAACTTCACCAAGTCGAATGTAAATGGAGTCTGTGTCAGAGGCAATAACATATGTTACATTCTTTGTCTTTAACAACTTGTTTAGAAACTCATTCACATCTCTTTCAATCCAGCGAATTGTCAACTGGCCTGCCATTGTAATACCTTCTGCATGTCGAACATCAAAGTATCGAAAATACTGATTGCCGATTGCACCGTAAGCACTATTCAATGAAAGTTTTCTTGCAAGTTGAATGTTGTGATTCTTTGCAATCTCAAACTCATACTTCTTATCGCCAGTTTGTTGAAACATCTTTTGTGCTTCAATCATTTTCTTTTTATAGACAACTCGTTCTTGATATAGAGTATCCATTATCTCGGGCAGAAAACCTCGTTTGTCAGTTCTAAACTGAGCGCCATTTGGCGTTATAGTTCGATTGTCAAGGTCAGATAAATCAGTCTTTTGATTTAACATGTTTTCAACATTCACACGATTAGGCTCAAACCCAACCATTGTTTCGGGCGAGATATTATACTGCATAATCAAATGTGGATATAGACTGTTCAAGTCAAAACTACAAACCCAATCGTGAAAACCAACAACAGGGTCCTTTACATATGCACCTTCATAACCACCAGATGTTTTAGATTCTTGTATGGCAGGTGGCACAATATTCTTTGAACGCAAGTGATGATAGATAATACAATCCCATATTCTTACTTGACCAAACACATCTTGATAGTTGACTTTTGCTTCATAAGCCATAGTCAGAAACAAAGCAATGAGTTGCATCTTATCTTCTAACTTGTCAACGAGTTCAACATCTTGTATATTATATTCAACAAATCGCTGATAGTCATTAGAGTAAAACTCTTTGAAAGTATCATACGGATTCTCTAACTTGTTTTGACCAAGTTCAACTTCGCCAATATAATCAAGTTTATAACTCTCTCGTCTAACGAATGTAAACTTACGATACAAGTCAAGGTAATCGACTGTATCGACACCCATTATATTCCAGACTTGTTGTTCTCGTGAGTTGCCAGCAAAACCAGTTAGGCTTTGTTTTTGTTCGACAATGCCCCACGGACTGTATTGTTTAATCCATTCGTCTCCCATAAGATAACGAAAGCGATTCATCAGATAAGGTATGTCAAAGAACTTTACATTCCAACCTGTGATAATGTTAGGGTTATATTCAACCCAAAACTTAGTAAATGTTTCAACTAAACCTTGTTCAGTTACACAATCAATATATTGTACATCTTCTCTATCATTAACAAAACTGCCAATGCCAAAGACAATAATCTTTTTAGATATATGGTCTTTTACTGTAATACAGATTAGGGGTTGGTCTGCTTTTTCGGGACTAGGGAAACCATTCTCACTCTCACACTCAATATCAACTGTGAGAATTTTGATTTTGTTTATATCCCATTTGATTTTGCCTTTGAATTCATCAGCAATAAATGGATATTGATGTCTTGTGTTGCCGAAATATTCAAAGTTCGTAACATTCTTATACTCATTCACCCACTTCGTGGCTTCAGGCATGCTGTCAAACTTTATTCTTTCGACATAACGACCATCTAAAGTCTTATACTTTGTTTCTTTGCCGACTGGAACAAACAGAGAGGGTTTATAATTAATTCGATATTTTTTGTGAGTGCCATCTTTATCAACACCACGAACTAACAACCGCCCTCTGTAAGGAAGTACACTTGTGTAGAACTCCATTAATTATATTTGAGTATTGTTGAAATGTTTGTTTAGTGTTTCAATTCTTTTTTCTGCCGTTGCAATCTTGTCTAGTTGACATTGCATTGATTTGATAATTGCACCATCTGATGATGGGTTATCAAAATGAATCACTAACGAAGCAAACGCAGTTGCGATATCAGCCTCTGATTGCCTGATTAGTGCTTTGAATAGTGGGTTTTCTGTTTGATGATTTTTTGCCATGTTTCACTCCTTCATTATTTAATAACATATTATACATTAGTTTGACTGGTTTGTCAAGCCTACAAACTATATTTTGTCGTAACCACATACTTACTGCCTGGGTTGACCATCACATTGAGTCTATTCATAAACTCTCTATCAAATAGAATATGACTTCTTTCATCTCTATCGTCTAGTGTAAATTCTGTTTCATAGACTGTGCCTAGAAATTCAACATCTAGTTTTACAACATATCTATCTTCATCATAATCTCTTAGACCGCCAACTGATATTTCTTCTGTGCGAATTATATCACTCGTAATAGTTTTATCTAGTAAAGACCATGTAACTTTCTTACCACTCACTTTCATCTCGTCAGCGTGAATTACTGGCATACCAGAGTTACCTGTATCAAACTTGGCAACAATCTGCCCGAATGGTTTGATTGTAACAACTTCTTTATAACCACATTCAGATGGCACTTTAACCCAGTTCTTACTGTCTGCAAAAAACTCGATAATCTCTTTACTGATATTCTGTCCAGTTGCTTCTTCTATGCCTTCTGTACCTGGTGATGAGTTGACCTCAATCACAAATGGTGGTTCTTTTTCTCTATTCTTAGCAGGAATAAAGTCAACAGCAGTCCATAGTCCACCAACTGCCTTTGCAGCCTTCAGACTTTCTTCTATTTCTAATTCGGTTAGTTTAATCTTTTTAGGTTCTGAGCCTTGAGATACATTACTTCTGAAATCACCCTCGACAACAGGTCGCATCATAGCCGCAAATACTTCGCCACCTAACACATGCACTCTAACATCATAATCTGTTTTGATGTATTCTTGCAACAGTAGGTCTGTATCTTCGTCTTGTTTGTGAAGTATCTGAACGATACTATCCATTGATTTCTCAGACTCAATAAACAGAACGCCAACACCTTTTGAACCCCTTAGAGTTTTCATTATCACAGGAAACTTTGTGTCTAGGATGTCAAATGCTTTGACAGAGTTTTCGGGGTCTGTTATCAAAACAGTTTTAGGTTGTCTGATGCCGTAGTCTGCAAGTTTAAGTGCAGTTCTATATTTGTCTGTACAGATGTTGATTGTTCTACGACTATTAGCAACACACACGCCATGTTTTTCAAGTGAAGAAACAATATCTAACCAACTATCTTTTCTCACAACAGAACCACGAATGACAGCAATCGTATCACTACCTGATACTACAAAACCTTTGTCATCATCTTTGTTGTGTAATCTATAGATGCCATCTTCGTATGATGTATATCCGCCAGATAGTTTGTATAGATAATTCTTCCACCCAAGTTTATCTGCCTCTTCCCTTAGTCGGTCAGCAGTATGAAATGTTTTTGCCTTTTCAGGCTCATCAGTAATAATCAGTAACTTGTACTTTTTATCACCTTTTGCTTCTGTAATGAAATCTCTAAACTTCGGAGCCTTCGTCATCTATCTTTTTACCTATATTGTATTTTGCTTGTAGGTCCCAGTCGCTCTTATCTTTGAACGCCAGAACTTTAATCTGTGAAAGAGGTGCCTTGTTTTCAGCCTGCTCTTTATTTAATATAGTAATCAAACCCCAATCGCCCAATAATTGAGCAATAGTATTCCTTCTTTCAATGTCATTCTCTGAAAAGTTTGCAAACTTACCATCTAGTGCAAACAGTTCTTTAAAATGTACTATGAAATATCTTCCTTGTTTGTGTAGAATATGGCATGATTGGAATAACTTTTTGTCTTTCCTCGAGGCTACGCCTATTC